AAACGAGTGGGATAGGTATGTATTAGGGTCGTCGTTAGATAATAAAATTCAACCCGGGAATGAGGACATTTGGCATAAAAATTATATTTTCAGTACCTGTAAAGAAACTACCTATTCAGGGGTATTAACTAATTTTGTTACTGAGGCGTTAACATATGCAGGCTCGTATAGAACTTATCGAGGATATGAGAAAAGAACTGATGCTAACTGGAGAGGTTTTACTGGAATTCAGTCTTCTACGGCAGTAGCAATGTCAGGATTTAGGCCAGTTATAGAATTTTTAGAATATGATTCTAAAGCTACAACATTATTTAGGTAAGGAGGTGAGAGATATTGTCTGTTTTACCACAAGGAACTATATTAACTACTCCAGAATCAGGGTGGCGTCGTATTTCTACCAAAGATGATACAACTGTGGTTTTTGCTGGAACTTGGACAGTATTTCGAGATTATACAACTAATGTTAACGGAATACAGCGTGTCGATTTTACTGGAACTAAACTAAGATTAATCGATACTGTTCCATCAGCTTCTTATTGCACACAACATAATTTTTATTTGGATGGGATAAAATACTTAGCAAATTCTACCGGATATAACGCTTCTCCAGTAGTTGTATTTGATATACAGGGATTAGAGGATAAGGAGCATTCTTTATTAATACTGACAGATCTGACAGGAGGATCTCTCCGGGGTGGAATTGGATGGTTGGATATAGACGAACATGCAAGTTTATATACCTACAATGATGACTACTATTACAAAAATCCGGATAAAGTCAAACAATTTAGTTCATCTTTAAATCCGGGAGATGGAATTCCGTGTAGATATACTTCTTCAGTTTCTGGAAAGTTGGGCAGCTTCAGCGAATTTGGAACTTGTGTTGCATCAAATATATTACCCGCGGCTACCACTGACGGTCGGTTTTATTGGGTATTTGTAGGATACGATTCTCAAGATAGAATGAAATTTATTGCAGATAGAGGTCTTCAGATAGGGGTTTCTTCTGACGAGATAAACAACATCGGCAGACAGTCTGGATTTGGTGCTCCAATAAATTTAATGTATAATAATGTTGCCTTGGGAAAATCTGTGTCAGCAGATCAAACTCCTTATTTGACGTATACTGTAGATAAATGTGTGGATGGAATAGTTACTTCAAGTGACGGATTTTTGTGTGAAACCTCATCTTTAATCTCTAGAGTGTCTATTGATCTTGGAGAATCTCAGTTTATAGATGGAGTTCGGTTAACTAATTTACAAGTGTCGTCAGTATACCGATGTAAAGATTATGATATTGAAATCTCAGAAAATGGGGTCGATTGGAAAATTGTATATTCCGGAACACTATTACAACAGAGCAAGGCTCAATATATCAGCATTAATGAAACCTCAAGATATTGGTCAGTTGTGATCAAGAACTATTATTCAAGCGGCAGTTATTCTACTGGAATTGGAGAAATTGAGCTACTTCAACTTGATCCTAGGTATGCAACTACTGTCAGACTAATGACGGGGGGATCTACTTTTACAGGATCAGAGGTTGATAACGAATGGGACCAAATTATAGTAAACGACTTTCTTGGGAATTACGAGTTATGGAACTGGAGTAAAACATACACTATAACCTCTTCGTCAACTGCGGCTTCGACTCGTTTAGCAAGGGGATACTCTTCTGTGTCTAATAGAATGGGAACTTCCTCTACAAATGTTTCTGGATTTTACGGATACAGACCAGTGCTTCTTGTGGAAACTATTAAAGCTCTTCCAAAGATAAATATATCAATTGATAGAGTTAGTTTTTTTGATAAACCAATTTTGATAACTGGAAATATTTCTATAGAGGACAATGTTCCAGTTGAATACCGAATATTAATAAACAATTTTATTTATGAGGATTGGACATTATATTCTACTGATTTATATAAGTTAATTAAACTGAACTCTTCTTCTCAAATTAAAATAGAGGCTAGAACTGATATTTATCCGGAAGCTGAAAAAACTTTTTATGTTTGGAAAAAATCCGAAATTACTCACGTGTCTTTAGATGAGCCCGATGTGAACTATGTAGAGAATCAGAATATTCTAAATTCAAATAACACATTACTGTTCACCTGTCCTTTAGATGCGTCATCGGGATATCTTTTAAACGCGAAGTTAACGATTAATTTAAAATCTGGAACTTTGGGAAATTTAAGATTAGGTTTAATTAAATCCTACTGGGATTTAACTACCGTTACGTATAATACGCATCCAAATTATGACAATGCGTCAATCATAGTAACTCCTACTTCATTCGGATCGTATGAAATTGATATTACTGAGTTAATTACACAACTTTATTCTTTTCCTAACTATGGAATATATGTTTCATCGGATACTTCAGATGTTGTCATTAGTTTAGAAGGAAACGTTTATTCTTTTAACTATCTGCCTACGTTACTTAATCCCCCTATAATTATACATGGAAACTCATGTCCAATTACTTGGAAACCTATAATTTTTTCGGACTTGGATAATATTTATAATTATGAACTATGGAGAGCTACCAATTTATTGTTTGACGATGAAATAATGATAATGCAAACAAATCTACTGGACAAGCTCAGTTATACAGATAACTCAGTATCCTTTGGAACATACTATTATCGTTTAAAATTTAAATTAAATGATAACGAAACCAAAATACCCGTTAATAGCGTGTATGCACCTGTTCCCGAAAGCGGATATAGAAACGTATTGACTGACCCAATAAATATTATTTATACTTTAGAATTATCAGAGGGATTATCATTTGACGACGTTTCAGTAGATTATAATTTTTATACTACTCCAGATAGAATAGTGATGCGGTCATTAGATATGGGAACTATGATTGGGGGTCGAACTCAGTCGATTTTTGGAGTTGAGATAATTAATTCATATGATAGTATCGGATTTGAAGTTACTTTACGGGGAGTAACTTTAGATGGCCTTATTGCAGAAGAATTTGAAACTTATGGACGTTTATATGATAATCTAGATGAGATTGGTCGTACTAAGCTGGAGTTAAGTTTAACTGGAGGAGTATTTATGCCTCAGTATCCTTTAACGTTTACATTAAACGCCGGCCAACGTCAAATCATTTATATACGTATAACTCCAAGCATATACGGAACTATAGGAGCCAAACAATTTCAGTTAAAATTAAATGGTAGGCCATTATAAAGGAGGAGTTTAAATGTCAATAAACATGCATGATTTAAGCTCCTCCGTAATTATTAGGAGTTGCGAGGATGTAAGTAGTAATGCATTTATTCAATTTGTAAACACGCTTAACATAGATTATCTGATATTGAGTATGGAATCTTACAAGGACTTAGAAGCTGTAGTTGCAGTTTCTAAGTTTCTGGATATGGCCTCAAATGTAATAGTTAAAAACACTTCAGAATCAGATTTGATATCGACTGCGCAAATAGCTCATTTTACAGAATGGTTATCGACTGCATATCGTCCGTATAATGTTGATTTAGATTCCTATGTAAGTATTACTGAGATGAACATTTTAGATCTTATATATAATCTAATTCAAGCTCCTATAAGTACATTGAATTGTATTGTAATACAGGACGCATATATTCGAGAATCTCGTCCGACGCTAAACTATGGGGATTCGCCTTTTTTGTTATTGGGGAACCCTGTTGAGGGAAGCTATCAATTTGTAGTTCAAATTGACACTAAGCCGTATAATAACTTACAAAATAGTTTGGTTTTGGATGCTAATTTAGTTTTTCATCTAAGCTCGACTTTTAATACTAATATTTCAATTGACGTATATGAAGTATCAGAATCTTGGAACGAATCGACAATAACCTGGTCTAACTTTAATCCAACATTAAGCGCTCCACTAACCTCGTTTGTATGTAATTCTTCTACCGTTAAAATAAATATTCTAGACTATTTAAATCAAACTAAGCTATTAGGAAAAGATAACATTAACCTATATTTTAAGGTAAATTCTCCAAACATTGATTTATTTTATTTTGATTCTAAAGAGGCTACAGAAGAATCAATTCGGCCCAAAATAGAAATCCGATACCAAGATCCATCATGGACAGGATTTACCGATAATGGGGACTTAGACTCTATTAGTACGATAAGAACAAGTAATGCTAGAGACATTCATAGTACTGTAACTATCAGAAAAACTTTGACACATGATTTAAATTCAAATTCAGTAAGCAGACGAAGCAATGTTACGGATATTTTAAGTAATACAGTTATAAGACAGTCCGGAAATATCGATCTGTCCTCTGTAGTAAGTATTAATCCTAATATAAGCATAGATTCAAATGCTATTATCCGACAAAACGATTATTTAGATCTTATTTCAACTTCTAACTTGTATATCTCTTCAGATTTAGACAGTATTGCAAACGTAAATACTATGTTTGAGTGGTTAGATGGAAATGCAATTATCCGAAGAGTAGATAATACTAATTTACCAAGTTCTGTAATTATAAGAAATAATTTGGATTTAGATTCTTCGGCATTAACTAGATTACAAAAATTAATTGATTTAGAATCAAGCGCAAAATCTAGATTAAGTTCCTATACAAATATTGAAGGTAACGCAGTTATTCGTCAGCTTTATGATTTGTTAAGTACTGTAATTGCTCGAAGAAATACTAATGTGGATTTAAATGCTATAGCCAGAGTTAGGAACTCAGGAGAATTAGACTTAAGCTCTTCTATCGTAATTGGAAACAATGTAACTGAATTGTCTAGTGTGGCAAGAATTCCAAATAAAGGTAGCACAGAATTAAATTCGGTTGGATACACTTATATTGGAACATCGATTGATAGCTCTGTAGTTGTTAGATCTGCTAGTATCGATTCAAGCAATGATTTGTCTTCTAGTGCAAGAATTCGATTAACGGAATCCAATGACATAGTGTCTGGCGCAGATGTTTATCAGAATTTAAACCTTTCTAGTAGTTTACGTGTAAGGCTTACTAAGCTAACAGAATTGATGTCTACTGCAAATATTAAATCTGTTTCTGATTTAGAATCAGGTGCTATAATTTTACAAATATGTGATTTGATTTCTTCTGTTAATGTAAGAAACACTGATATACTAGATATGTTATCGTCGGGTATCGTCAGACAATTCGATATAGAAGAAATACAATCAATTGTTCATATCCTTGGACTAGAAGTCGTAGACTTGGTTTCATTGGTCAATATACAAAGATATGATACTAATTATTTATCTGGCGTAGCAGAGATTAAAACTACTGCAAGAAGATGGATTCCGAATATTCATGCAAACGATATCTTTGATTATCAAGATAGAAAACTGCCCAGAGTATGGAATAGAGAAAATTTTATACCTAATTAAATATATTGTAAATCTACATAATATACATGCTATATTATGTAGATATTTTGAAAGGAGTGAAGTTGATGATGAATCGACAAGCAGTACTATACCAATTAGACCCAATAATTCATCAACAAACTCTGGCAGTTAACGACGTAACTATTATTCATAAAAAAGGAAGGATGCCAAAGGTTGTAGTTATCAACAGTAATGGCAGTGAAATTTCAGTTGAGGTACGTTACCCAGATTTAGACTCCATAAGAATACTAACTAATACTCCAACCACATTTACTGCTTATATTTATTAAAGGAGGTTATTATATGCCAATTGCGGAAAAGGAATTTTGGCACAATATTAAGTTAATGGGCTCCGTAGTTTCAGACGAAAGCGGAAATCAGATATCTCTAACAACTGACGAAAGACTTGGAATTGTTAACGCTTTAGGAGGACCTTTATCTTCAAGCAATCCTGTAGTATCTAAATTCCAACATGAGAATGATTTAAATGCATTCAGATCTGGGATTCGTTGGAGAGATCCAGTAGACACTGTTTCTGAAACTCCTCCGGAGGATCCAGAAATCGGAGACAGATACCTGAATAGCGAAGATAGTAAACTTTATAATTGTACTACCACTGGATCTTGGGGATCAGGAGAAACTCCCGAACCTAACTGGACTGTTTTTGCAATCGACAGCGATGAAGAGTGGACGTACGACAGCGACACTGATTCTTGGGTAATGAAGTCTTCTGGAAGTATTCCATATGCAACTGAAATAGTTCCGGGTAAAGTTAAGCTTTCTTCGGATGGAGCTACTAATTCTGGAGAAGCTGTTCAAGGAAACGATTCCCGTTTAATTAAAGGTTATTTTAGTGAGACATTAACTAATCCGACAGGAACTGTTACTATTACTCATGGATTAGGATCGCTTAAACTTTTTGTTCAAGGATGGTCAAGTGGATCAGAGGTGTCAATATCAGCTACAAGAAACTCAACTGATCCAACTAATAAGTTAGACATTGTAATAAATGGCACTCCAGCTTCGTTGGACGTGAACATTATAGCAATACCGTAATGTTAATTATCGGGCTAGATAAAAACTAGCCCGCCAACAGAAGGAGGTCCAATGATGGATACTGAAGTAATAAAACTAATAATCACTGGAATCATATCTCCCACTATTGCATTATACGCTAAGTACATATACGATAAAAAAATTAAAGAGTTTGGTGTAAAATCTGTACCTATTTCAGAACTTCAAATAAGCTTAACAAGTCACCCTTTTTTTGAAAGAATGAAGATTTTAAAAACTCATATTCAATACTCTTTCGAATTAACTAACCCGGGAAAACAGGAAGTATTTAAAGATATTTTGATTAACAAATTTGCTATAGTGATTGAAGAGTACTGGCAGATGATAAAAGAAATAGAATCTAAGAAGGATACCTTATCAGAACTTGAGCTGTATAATTTATTAATTGATCATATAAGAAATGGATTAAAGCTTCACGAAGTTTATTTTAGAACATCCTCGTACACTATAGAAGAACAAAAATGTTTAGAAATAGTGATGAGAAAATTTAATAAATGGCATTCTCCTAGAATAGAAAGCATATTTAATAGCATTCAGAGCGTATGCACTTCAAAATTTTATTCTGGAGTTGTTACTAAGTCCTCTGTCGCCCTAGATGTGTTACAGGGCGCATTTGTAGATATAATAAACGACGCAGAGTTAACTTTAAATGAGATAAACGGAGATTTAAAAGGGCTTACGTTTAAGGGAATAAAATTATAAAGGAGGTGATTAAATGAACAAGGAACTGCTAGAAATTCTAACCCCTATATTATCAGTAGTGTCCACTGGACTTGCGGGTATTATTGGAGTGTGGTTTGCATTAGCTATAAAGAAAATACAAATGCAAATAAAAGAAATTGATGATGAAGCTACGAGAAAATTAGCTCAAAGTGTTTTACAGGAAGCTGAAGAAGCAATAAGAACTTCTGTAGTTGCTACTAATCAAACTTTGGTAGATGCACTTAAAAATAGCAGTAACGATGGAAAATTAACTCCAGAAGAAATTAAACAAGCTTTTCAAGCCACCTATTCTAAATCAATTGATTTAATGGGAAGCGAAATCTTTTCGGCTTTAAAGGATCTAAAACCCGATGTAATAACTTGGATAAACACTAAGATAGAGTTCTATGTTAACCAGTTCAAATAATTCGGACTGTAATGGATCACTAATCACTATATAAGAAAGGAGCACATTATGGAAATAATTGATTTAAAATTACAGTTTGTACCAAATAGATTAACTTACGGAAATACTCCAAAAGTTGGATTTCTACATCATAGCGGAGGAATAAGAACTGTTTTAGAATATCATCAGCAACATTTAGATCAGGGATGGGCAGGATTAGGATATCATTATGCAGTTGATTTAGATGGTAAAATATATATTGGAAGACCTATCGATTGTGTTCCCGCAGGAATAACTGGGTTTAACACAAACACAGTGCATGTCATGGCTATAGGAAATTTTGAAAACATGGTAATGCCGGATGTTCAAAAGGAATCAATAAAGGAGCTTGTTCAGTATTGTAAGGACACTTATGGAATTGAATTTAAAGGCCATAAGGAAGTTGCATCAACTGATTGTCCAGGAAAAAATTATCCGCTTTCTGAGATTAAGTTGTGTGCTTCAAATTCTGTCACAGCTCCCACTAATCCAATTCATAACAAGATATTTAAACTTCAACATGCTTTAAATATACTTGGAATTACTGACAGTAATGGGAACTCATTAATAGAAGATGGATGGATTGGCTCAAAAACTTTATCTGCTTTATCTAAAAGACAAGCAGTTGTTAGAAGGGGCGATGTAAATATTTTAGTTGGGTGGATCCAAGAAGTTTTAAATATTACATCTGACAATTGTTACGGAAACTCTCCATATTTTGAAACTTATAACGCAATATTAAACTTTCAGCGCAATAACGGATTAGATGACGACGGGATTGTTGGTCCAAATACTTGGGCCGCCCTAGTAAAATAAATAAGAAAGAACTTAGTATATACTAGGTTCTTTTTTTTATATTTATCTTTATACCACTTTATATTTTATACGTTTTTAATGTATATATAAATGTAATTTTAAAACTAAACACTACACGAAAGGAAGGTTAAATTTATGACAGATGTACAAATTAAAGTAAACACTTATAATCGTTTGCGTAAAATTCGTCAAGGAATTGTATATGGAAACATAGAAACAGTTCTAGATGAACTACTTCAGAACTGTCAGAGAAGCTTTAAAGTAAGTAAAACTGAAACTCCAGTAATCGATGTTGTTGTAGGAAAAGATTATTTTATTATAAGGGATAATGGAAGTGGTTGCGAAGATCCTCAGTCAATCTTCGAATTTGAGAAATCTGGTTGGGATATTCAATCAGCTTTTGGGCAAGGAGGTTCGGAAAGTATATTTCAAATCGCTGATGTATTTATTATTAGAAGTCATGGATGGCAGTGTACTGTCGATGTAAATCAGATTTTAGAAACCGAAAATCTAAAAGTCGATGTTGACGAGATGCCTTACTTAGCGGGTTATGAAATTTACGGAAGTGGAGAAAAAATTGCCGGCAACATAGAATTAATAGCGTCATATCTTTCAGAGACATTATCCCACTATCCCTATACGTGTTATATAAACGGAAAAGTATTAGAATACACTCCGCTGTTAACCGTAAGTTCGGAGTACAAACTAGGCTTTAACAATGAGATGTACGAAGCGATTTTAGGAGTACAAAGCGGTTGGAGAGACTGTGAGGTGTTCTTTGAAAAAAGAAAAGTAACTGATATTTGGGTTCGTGGAATTACCGGAAAAATTGAACTTAAGGAGGGAGCTGTTAATTTAAAAGCGCCTGATAGAAAATCAATTATTAGGGACGAACTGCATAGGAAGCTAGAAAATCAACTTATCGAAGATGCTACACATGTATATAAGGAATTTATATCTAGCGAACCTGATTCAAAAGCTTTTGAAAAGTATGCCGACTATATCGACGAGTATCTAACTCCCAAGGACTACATAGACTACTTGCCAGACTTTGAAGCTATTGCAAAAGTTCCAGTAGCTAATCAAGTAATTGTAGATAACGACTTCTTTGAAGAACCTCAGAAATCGAGTTGTCATTCAGGAGAAACTGTATTCGATGAAACTGTATCACAAGATAAAACTAAGTCGTATCCTAAATTTTTAAAGAATAAAAAACTAATCAATAGCGTTTGGGTAGAATCCAGGAAGAAAGATGAACTGTTGGAACTTATTGCTAAGGCTCATGAACTTGAAGTTCATGTGTATTATTCCTGGAATAAACTAACTGATAAGGCCTACGAATACTTACGGGTTCCATACATAGAGGATGTATTTAAGAAAACTGTATCCTCATATGTGATTAATAGAGTTTCAACTAAAGACGATGATGTTACTTATAAGGAAGCTAGGTTACTAAACGTACTTCGCTGTATAGAAGAGTCATTCGATTTGAAGGATGTATTTAGAATTGGCGACATAAAAGAGCATATACTAGTAGAGGATGGAGAACGTACTCTTATAGATAAGTTGGCTAAAAAATCTTCCGCCACAATGAAAGACAGAAATAGAATTTACTTAGATAGAAAATCATTAAACTTAGGTAAAGTGGATGTTATCAAATCTAAAGCTAACATAACAAAGTTCGATGTATTAGTTGTAATGCTAAATATACAAACCATTGCGAGTGGATTAGCTATATTGGTTTACAACACTGTAGAAGGGACTGTAGATCATTATAACAAGATAGATAAAATATCCAAGGAAATTGGATTGTTACTGTCTAGTCTATGATTTAGTACTTTAATAACGAATTAAAATTAAACAACTTTATTAAACTATAAAAATAACGATTGATAAATCTAAAAATATTTAAAATTCACTTTAAAAAATCAATCCTAAACTTGTATATATGTATGTAAGCAACAAACAAGAAAGTTGTAAACTAGTGTTAATTACTTGCCAGGAAGTTAACACAACCCAATTATAAAATAATTAATAATAAATTTAGGAGGTACACAAAATGGCAAAATTTGAATTCAAGGGAAAATCATTTGATCTATCTTTAGTAAAGGAAGGAAACAAACTGATAAGAGTTAATATTAATGATGCGGGACTAGAGTTTCCATTCCCAAACTATGAAAAAGCGGCAGACTTTTTAACTGACGAGTATGGCGGCACTAAAGAGGAAGCTATAGCAGTGCTTAATGCTACTGAATCACTAGAAGGTTTAGAAGTATCTGGAGCAGTTACTACTGTGAATGCTAAGAATGAAAAGAAGGGATCAGGAAAAGGAAAAGGAAAAGGAAAAGGAAAAGCTGACTCCAAAAAAGATGGCGAATCTGATGATAAGAAATCAACTGAGACTAATAAGGAATCAGACAAAGTAGAAACTAAAAAACCTGATCCAGTAAAAATGACATTTAACTTGCCAACTGGTGCAGTTGAAAGAACTGTTCAAGTTAAAGTAATACTTCCAGATCAAAAACCTTTGGATACTGAGGATATTAAACTATCCGATACAATTGGATTACACATCAATCGTTATAGTGATAAAAATAGAACTACTGAGGTGTATAAGTTTAAAGATGGAGAAGGTGCTCCAGCTGTTGTGCTTGTGTCAGGTAAAAACGGAGTTAATCCACACGATGTTGACATTATTCAAAACTATGAAGAAGTTAAAGGCGAAGTGCTTATAACTGGAGTTAGCTTAATGGATGCTATTTATAAATATGGAGAAGTTGCAGGAATGTCCTTCCCACAAGCTGATAAGTATATTAAAATTTGTAGAGGCTTGTTACCAAAGTCTGAAAAAAAGCCTAAAGAGGTTACGAAAGTAACTGCGGAAGATTTAAAGTCAGATAAGAAAGCTGAAACTAAGACAGAAGAAGTAAAGACAGAAGAAGTAAAGACAGAAGAAGTAAAGACAGAAGAAGTAAAGACAGATTCAGTAACTGCTGAATAGGTCAGTAAAGTAAGTATTCGCTGGCTTAAAGCTTACTTTACTGCTTATATAATTTGCGTATGTTGTACTCGGCTAGCGAATTTAATCTAATTCTAAAAATTTAATTACATAATTACATATAATGGAAGGCGGGGGTAGCAAGTAATTGTTACCCCATTTGTTATATCAAACAGGAGGAAACTAAAATGATACTACTCGGTAAATACCCAAGCATAGAATTAAAGTCGGAATACTCTGCATTTATTAAATTTAAAACATTTGATTACGGCTTAATAGAAAAAGTAAAGTCGTTACCCGTAAGACGCTACATTGCAAATGAAAAAGTATGGGAAGTTCCAATAGATTCGATTAATCGAATTGTAAATTTATTTGGAGTGGATAATATTCAATTGTTTACAAGCTTTCCAGAATATGAACAATTTATAGAATATAGAAACAAACATGTAAAAGGAAAAAAGAGTCCAGAAGAACTAAAAGAGTTTTATAAAAATATAAAACCAGAGGTGGATTATAAATTTAAAACCGCCCCAAAAGGTCACCAAATAGAATCGTTTAATTATGCTTTACATTACAATAGTATATTTATTACTGATGTTATGGGACTCGGTAAGACTAAGCAAGCGTTAGATATTGCCGATTTCAAGAAGTATAACGGACAGGTAAAGCATTGTTTAATTATATGCGGGCTTAACTCGATAAAATACAATTGGGTTGACGAAATTAAAAAACATTCTTGGAATAACTGTCAAGTTATTGATGGGACTAAGAAAAAGAAACTGGAAAAACTTAATAACCTTGGGATGTTTTACTATAATATAATTAATGTAGAAATGTTAAGAAATGACGAGATAGTGGAAATTTTAGAAAGTTTAATTGACACTGGAGAAATTGGAATGATTATAGCCGATGAAGTGCATAAAATGGCCAATCATAGATCCACTCAAGGATCCAACTTAGTTAGGTTAAACTCAAGATTTAAAATTGCACTAACTGGAACTCCGATTACAAAGAGAGTAGAAAGACTTTGGAACTTGCTGACTTGGATGGGTATTATTACTGACTCTTATTGGAGCTTTGTTAAAAGATATTGTGTGCTTGGAGGTTATAGCGGTTGGGATGTTGTAAGCTATCGAAATATGGACGAGCTTCACGAAATACTTGATCGGTACCAAGTAAGACGAACTAAAGACATCTTAGAACTACCTCCTAAGCTGTATCAAACAGTATACGTTGATATGACAAAAGACGAACAATCTGAATATAACTCTATAAAGCGAGGCATTATACGTGACTTAGAATCTGGCGATGTAAAATACCTAAATCCAGCAGTAGCTACGATTAAATTAAGACAGTTTACTGATACGATAAAGCAACGAGCAGTTAAGTCCCTAATTGATGAATTATTTGAAAATGATAACTCAGCTGTAATTTTTAGTCAGTATAAACAAGGAATATATGACTTACAAACTACTTTATCAGATAAACAAATGTACGTTATAACTGGAGACGAGAAGGATCCAGAAATAAGACAATCCTATGTTAATAAGTTTCAATCCACAAAGCTATCTGAAGTGATGATGGGAACTATTGCTACTCTAGGAACTGGTTATACATTAACTAAAAGTAACTATGTAATATTTTTAAATAAGGATTGGACTGTGGGAAACAATGCTCAGGCAGAGGATCGGTGTCACAGAATAGGAAGTGAAGACACAGTTACAGTAATATCTGTTATTGTAAAAGACACTGTCGATGAGCGGGTTGAGGAAATATTAGAAAACGATCAGTTTTACATTGATCAGGTAGTTGACGGGGTAGTTAAATTTAGAAACACTGGTGACGTACTATGTAAGCTATTAGATTTAGATAATAAAGGAGGTGTTTAAAACGAGGGAATTTGAAGATATTAAAATATTAGCACAAGATTTACAGGAACACGACATTATTATAACCGATGGAGGAAAGTATATATCGGAAGTATTTATAATTAATCCGATTTTTACCTCTAGCGGAACAGTGATTGAAGTTATGTCTAAAGGAATGCTCGGGGGAGCTGACGAGTTTAAGTTCAAGGCTGATACCCTAATTGAAGTGTCAAGGAGGAAATCAAATGTATGATATTGGGCCTAATTTAAAAGAGGCTATATTCTGGGTATGTGGTGCGGTGTGTTTGTGTGTACTTTTTATTACGGTATCTTTTGGCGATTCTGGAGACCGTTAATGAGCGCTGTGGTAATCGTAGAAAATTGTTATACTTGCAGTAATTGTTCTATAATTAAAAAAATCTGCCGGCTAAAAAATACGGTAATTCAAGATATCAATAAGGACAAATGCAATAAGTATAGTAAACGTAGTATGTATAAATGCGAAATATGTGAGGTGTATGTGGTTAATCTAAAAAATCATGTACACCAAATTCATTCTAAAACTATGGAAGAGTATAAAATTTTTACACAGCTTAACGAGAGTAAACAAATTAAACTAGTTGGAAGGAGACTTTTTTAATGGACTCTATTTTGGATAAACATTTTGAATATTTAACTATCTGTAATCAATTATTATCTAACTCAACGTGTCTTAGACGAAGTTATGGAGCAGTTATTGTTAAATACGATAATATCATAGCTACTGGATATAACGCTTCTCCAATCGGAAGAAAGAAATGTAACGAACATGGTAGTTGTATTAGAGAGAGGCTACAAATTCCTCGTGGACAAAGATATGAACTTTGTAAATCCGTTCATGCCGAAGCTAATGCAATTTTGCAAGCTCCTAGAAATATGTTGAATAACGCTACCTTGTATTTGTCTGGAATCGATAGAAACACTATGCTCTGCCCTAAAAATATAATGCCATGTGAAATATGTAAAAAATTAATAATTAATTCCGGAATATCGAGAGTTATAGTTCCTGGAAACGATTACGGAGCGTATAATATATATTTAGTTAAGGATTGGAAATAATGAATAGGAGGGAGTAACATGTCCTATGTAAAAAAGATATACAAGCCTTTTAAAATTATTGATGGAATTGAATACTTTAGAGTTGGAACAGTAGCTGAAATTGTTGGAAAGAGTCGCCAAACAGTTCAGTTATGGGATAGCTGGTCCGATGAATTGGAGTCTGATGGTAAGTCTAGGTTGATTCCAAAAAGTACTCGTATTGGAAAAAATGAAGTAAGATGTTGGACAGAAATGGAAATTAGTCAGCTTGTTGAATTTAGCAAGAATATTAAGTACGGAGATGTATCTAAATTTTCTAGAACTAGGTGGGGGGAACGTGGGAAGGAGATAAAACAGGATCGAAGTCGTGAGGGGCGTAAACTGCGACAACAATATCGAAATAATGTAAATAAGGTTGCTAAGAAGTTACAAACACAGCAACAAATATTAACCATAAAGGAAGCTCGTAAACATATGTTATCTAACGTTAGAAAGCGAGTAAAAACTGCTTACAATGACATTAACTATTAAAACTTATGATACTTTTATATAAAATTCATGTGTTCACTTTATAAAAACACATGAATTTTTGTATATATGTATGTATACTTATATACAAAGAGAATCCCGTTTGTGTTAAAAATTCGGCGTTAACTTTTTATAAATACTTATAAATGTACGTTTATAAAAAACTTTATTGCTAAATTTTAATACAGCAAGGATTCAAAAGGAGGTAATATGAACGAGGTATTTAAAATTCTTAGATCAATTGAGTCAAACTCTAGTAGAAACTCTAAAAAGTCCATTTTAATTCAGAATCAGAATAACGAGAATTTAAAGAAGTTTTTGTTATATGCGTACAGCCCTAGATGGATTTATGGTATTGGACCAAAGAGCATTGAGAAACAGAGAAAAACCGCCCCAAACACAACAGTATCGTCGTCGTTAGGAATAACACAGCGTTCTTTATTTGGAGGACCAAGCATTACAAAAGTTAGTAGTACATATGCAGACATTTTTAGTATATGCGAGGAGTTAAAGAAACATCCCTATGGAAGTCAGAGAGATACTAAAATAGTTAATGACTTTCTTAGCACTTGTACTGAAGAGGAGTATTACTGGTATAGTAAACTCTTATTAAAAGACTTAAAAATTGGATGTAGTTCGAAAACGATTAATGAGGTGTATAATGAATTAATCGATGTGTTCGAAGTTATGTTAGCCTTCCCAATAGATGATCACGCTAAAAAATTAACTAAAAAAGGTCCTTTCCAAATCCAAAGAAAGTATAATGGATTCAGGTTTATAATTTATCATTTTCCAGATGGAGAATTAAAGTTTTTTACTCGTAACGGAGTCGAGTTATTTAACTTTCCAGAAATAGAAGAGGATTTTAAGAGAGTAGAAGTTTCTGACAAAGGAATGTTGTACGACGGAGAAATAACTGACAAATCCGATAAAGTTAACAATATAGTTTCCATAGCAATGAGCGAAGGACCAAAATACAATGTAAAATATCATGTGTGGGATTGCTTGACCATACGCGAGTTTGAATTAGAAGAATCGACTAGTAATCAATTTTCCAGATACGATCAACTTAGAGATAGATTTACAGATATTTATACTCCACACATCGAAGTTGTTGAAGAACTTTATAGAGGAGAGGATTTAGATTGTATAGATAAGTGGTACGATTATTCTCAAGAACAGGGTTGGGAAGGAATTATGGTTAAGTTTAATACTCCTTATGTTAGAAAAAGAACTGACAACATGCTAAAAGTTAAAGGATTTGAAACTGAAGATCTGCGTGTAATTAGACTAGAAGAAGGAAAGGCAGGCGGGAAGCACGAAGGTGTGTTAGGGGCTGTTGTGGTTGATTATAAAGGTCAGGAGGTTAACGTAGGAGGGGGATTTAGTGACCACGAACGAAAATTGTTTTGGGAGAATCCTAATATGATCATTGATAAAGTGATTGAAGTTAGATTTTTTGAAGAAACTGATAATAAAAGTGGTACCCATAGTTTACAACATCCAAGGTATAAAGGAATAAGGAGGGACAAGTAATAGGGATAACGAAACTTTGCCAAAACTTAAAAAAGAATATAATATGTTACGGGAGGAATTTATATGAGTGATATACAGCTAAAAAATAACTCGATTAATCCAGAGGAAATTATTAATGAACTAAATTTAACAGAGACTTTGAATCTATGTAAATCAATTGGAGTGACATTTGAGGACATTAAGGAGCTTAACTTAAAATCTAAGCAATACACTGAACTGGAAAAAGAGATAAAACCTTTAAAAGATAAAATAAAGTTAGCTTTATTATCTGCAAAGGCTAAAAAAGGAACCTTTGGTGATGTTACGTTATCAATTACCATACAAAATCGAGATACCATGGACGAAGATAAGTTAACTGCAATTTTAAAGTTAAAAGGACTAACTGATGCTATTAAGATAGTTGAAAAGCCCGATCCAAACAAGATTCCAGAATTACTTGCGGAAGGTCTTATAACGGATGAAGAATTAAATAGTTGTATGATTCCAAATAAGGTAACAATTCTTAACTTTCCTAAAAAGAAGGCAACAGCTCAGTCAGTTGGAGCTGAATTAGTAAATAATGTAGCTACAAATGCTAAACCATCTAAAATGTTTTAATAGGAGGGGAAAATATTATGGCAAAAGTTAAATCAATACGAGTTGGGTTCGGTATATCTCAGGCAAAGGGTCCAAATAACTGGCTAAAAGCTAATGCGGAGATGGAAGTAGAATTTACTGATCCAGAAGATAATAATATGAAGGAAGATATATGGGAAAATGCTTGGAACAGAGTAACTGATGAATGTGCTAAACAGTTAAAGAGATTCGATAACGAGCAATAACTAAACTGAGTGGCTTTAATTATTTTTTAAAGCCACTTTATTTATCAGTTTGTAATACTGTATATACTAATGTAAAAGTTGTACAGGAGGGTAATAAAATGAATAATGATTTTAAGGTAACACTTTCAAATAAGGTAAGCAACATAAACTTTGAGGATTTAATCTCCTATTGTATATTTCCTAATTCCTTTATAAGAAATGGTAACATTCCAGCTCAGCAAAGAGTTTTATTCGAAATACTGTGTACATTTGATTTTATGGATAAGGACGGAAAACGAAAGGGATGGTGCGATCCTAGTCTAGATACTCTATCTAATTACATGGGATTGAGCGTACGAGCTGTACAGATACATTTAAAAAGATTAGTAGAGTCTGGAATGGTAACTGTCATTTACAGAAATTGTTCTATTAATGGAAAAAAGAGTTCGATCTATATATTAAATATATTACCAAGCTTAAGCGAAGCTGACAGAATAAGAATTGCCGCCACGAGAAACATTGAAGTTAAACATGCCATATCTGGATTAAACACTATAAAAGTACAAACTAATAGTGGGATCCAAAGCATCAATGAAGAGGCGTTTGATTTACAATATATTATAACTGGAGAGCGCTCAAGCGAGATTATAGAAGGAGAAATTGCGACGCCAGAAGAAATTATTAGTATGTTTGAAGAAGAAGAAGTTCCCCAAACTGAGAAGTATGGGTACGATGATGAAGTGGACGAAGTTGTTGAAACTTCAAATTGTACTGATAACAAGCAGAACGAAGATAATTTTGAAATTAGCTTTAAATCACCGAGCACTCCTATTAGTTTTAAATCTAAACAAGAAAAAATAAAATCTATGCAAAACGATAAATGGAACGACAAGGATCCTGTGGTTCGTATTATGATAGGTAATTTAGAAGATTTAAAACCTTTAGACTATTGCAAGTACTTTAAACATAAATACGAATTACAGTATCCGGGGGAAATGTTAGTGGTCGATAGAATAAAAGATACCGCCGCAATAAAAAATCGTCTTAAAGATATGGAACCAAGTGTTTTAATTGGAGCAATTAACTACTACATAGCTAACTATCAAAAATTATTTTATAGCGAAGATTATAGGCGTCCAAAAGTATATCAACTTGGAATTACTTGGGTATTTAATAAACTTTTAGAAAATTTTTATTATGCAGAAAAGTCTAAAATTGAAACAGAACCCATTCAATTCCAAAATGAAAATGTTAAACATCAAGTATTTTAATCTAGGTTATATTCAGCAGTTCATCTGCATATAATAATATATAAGCAAATATAAGGAGGAACATAAATGGCATTAATTATTAAAGCACTGTTAACTGGTATTATAGTTGGAGCCTTATGCACTAAACTAAAGCTTCCGTTACCAGCTCCACCAAGCTTAGTAGGAGTCATGGGAATAGTAGGCATATATTTAGGCTATGTAATTATGTTGTGGTTTCAGAAAGGAGGAATGTGATATGCCGTGTAATCAGTGCGGTACCTGCTGTAAAGCTATTATGTTAGGGTATTCCTTAAAAGAATTAAAAAGTTTTAGTACCAATGAGGCTCATTTTATTGTTACTAACTGGAGCCCTATTACAGAAGAAGAGGCTATTAAAATCAATCCATATTTAACAAAATGGATAAACCTTCACAACGAACAGAAGATCGCGATATATTTTTATCGTTGTAATTTGCTGAATAATAATAAATGCACTGTTCACAAAAAAGGTCAACCACACGTATGTACTGGGTATCCTTTTTACGGAAGACACCATGGAATGAATTATTCATTTTATACAGATACTTGTGGCTACATGAAAGAATTAAAGGAGATGAATAATAATGAAAAGTATTAAAGATCTGTCAAATTCGAATAAAACTAGTATTAGCTTGGTGCCAGTAAATAACGAAGGTTTACGATCAAGTGTAGAGTGGTTTGCTACTATGATGGAATTAAAACTACAAAGTAACGATGACAAACCAGGATGGAAGGATACTAATGTTAATGATTTATTAGATAGAGTTGTAGACGAGTTAGACGAATTAACTAACGCATTATTACTGGATCATTCTCCTCAAGCAATAATACAAGAATGCGCCGACGTAGCTAATTTTTGTATGATGATTGCCGATAATATTAGGAGGCAGATATAATGAGCGGGGAATTGACACACGCTACAATACAGCTATATACAGACGGAGCAAGTACTCCTAGGGCCGAAGTGGTTCCTGGAGGGTGGGCTTACGCCTATGTGTATAATAATATGTTAATTTGTACTGGTTGGGATGGGGAAAAACCAACAACTAATCAGCGAATGGAGTTAATGGGAGTTATTAGAGGATTAGAGGATAGAATACATCGTCATGAGCTAGATAGCATACATTACGATGCTATAGAAATAATCACAGATAGCGCATATGTTTATCGGGGTATGGTAGAAAAATGGTACATAGATTGGAGATTTAATGATTGGACAAAACGAGATGATTCTGGAAAGTTAGTTCCAATTGCTAACAAAGATTTATGGCAACGGCTTATTAGCGCGGAGCAGTGTGCAAAAGATAATAATATTACTATATTGTGGACGAAAATAAGAGGGCATAAGGGAGTCTTGTATAACGAAGTATGTGACAAGCTTGCAGTAAAGGGTAAATTGTCTGTAAGCTAAAGGGGGATAATTGGATGTCTAACTTAAATGAGACGTTGGATAGTATCTTGTCTAGATACTATCATAAAAGTACATCGCCGGGCGAAAAGGAAGCTAGTCTTAACGTCTTTCATAGAAAATGTAAAAGTAATAATATAAACGCGGATAACTATAAACAAAACTACGAGAGACGAATGATGGATGATCAGCTAGGTAGGAAATCTTATAATACACGCAATAATTATAGCTCTGAAGGATTTTATGGATTTGACGATATCTTCACTAAGGAATGGAATGATATCTTTAGAAGGGCTAGAGAGGCGGGACGTTCCAATAAAAGAAATAATCAATCTAGGTCTGGAAGTAATACTTACTCAGATTCAAGCTATACAGGTCCAGGACCCGGAAGCTTCGATTATGAAAAAACTCAATCAGGTTCTAGAGTTTATGGTTCTTTTAATGATTGTATCTATGAGGTTAGTCGTGGTAACATTAGAATTCAGGCTATGTGTAAAGTAGGTGATCGTCAAGCAATAGAAAACTATGTATTTTATTGTGGAGATAATCCTAACAAGGTACTTGAGACTCTAAAAAAATACGATATGTTTAAATTTACTTCTAATGGCAATAGATATTCAGGATATCTTAATATCAATAAACTATGGGGATTAGACTTAAATTTAAAAGAGCACTCAATATATTAGGAGGTATTACATGGAACAACGATGTCAGGTAACAGAATATTGTAAACAAGCTCCACAGCATTGTAATAATTTTTGTGAAGGTGCTGTAATGTTTGATATTATATATAAACAAAGTAACATTCCTCTTAGGTATCAGTATCCTAGGCAACTAATGATTGAACCAATTGACGAGGTGGTATACTCTAGAGTAGCTGAAATTATGCAATCTGCTGATACGTGGGTATATCAAGGGAACAGCTTACTGTTATGGGGAGAGGGAAAAGGAACTGGTAAAACAACCCTTGCCTGTTCACTTGCAAACAAATATGCCAGACTTACTATAAACAAATTTAAAATGGAACCAGTGATGTATTTTATAAAAACTGCTAAGTTTTTAGAGGATATGCGAAAACAGTTTAATGATCCTGATCCATCATTCGGAACTGTTTTAGAGTTAGTAGAAAAAATACCTTTGCTCATTGTAGATGACCTTGGAGCTGAAAAAACTTCAGAATGGGTAAGAGAGAGACTGCTTAATATTATTGATGAAAGGTACAGCAACAATCGTTCAACTATATACACTAGTAATTGTAGTTTAGAGCAAATCGCAGAATCTTTAGGAAGTAGAATTTCGGATAGACTTAGGGACTGCGAATCTCTTCAATTTAGAGGCAGATCGAAAAGGGGTGTTAAATAATGAGCGAAGATATGAATGAGCAGTCACAACAAAGTAATGTACAAGATAGTATTATTCATGTTCAATTTATAAATTGGTTACTTAACAACAATAGTATAAAACCCATATTAGAACATGAACTTGATGAAACTTATTTTCCTGGATACGAGAAAGAGTATAACTACATTATCAACTATTTTAGTACCTCTAAATTACGAGACGGAACTGGATGTGTTCCCGATAAAGTTAAATTTGCATTTGATTTTCCAGACTTTCCATTATTTGATACTGGAAATGCAGTTAATACAATGTGTGAGGAGTTGCTAGAACAGAAGTGCTATAGCCTGTTTGTGCAAGCTCTTCAAGAGGGCGCTCAAAAAAGTAAAACTAGCAGTTTTGAGGCAATTGACTTTGCTAAACAGGAGATGGATAAATTATACCGATTTTCAAAGCATACTATTGGTGGCGGAACTGATATAATAAGAGGTGCTAATGAAAGGCTTGAAGACTATATAAAAAGAGTTGAGCTTAACGGATTAATGGGCATTCCTTGTGGTCTAGAAGAGATGACTAAAGCCTTACACGGATGGCTACCAGAAGATTTAATTGGAGTAATTGCTAGAACTAATGAAGGTAAATCATGGTTGCTTTTATATTTTGCTATTGTTGCTTGGCTTTCGGGTAAAAATGTAGCTATATATTCTGGAGAAATGTCTTCCATAATGTATGGATTTAGATTTGATACTGTGCATAAACATTTTAGAAACAGTGGACTTGTCGGGGGAAATGCTGATTTGGGTAAACCAGACGATCCAGAAGTGGGATCAAAAAGTATGAACGATTACAGGGATTATATTAATTCCTTAGTAACTGGAAGCATGCCGGGATTCAGAGTATTTACTCAAAAAGATGTAGACGGTAGAATGTCTGTTAATAAAATGAGAGTGTTACAAGATAAATTTAATTTTGATTTTTGGGGTTTAGATCAATTATCTCTTATGGACGATGACAGAAAGGGTAGAGAAGAAAGAATTCGATATGGAAATATATCAGAAGATTTAGCTAGATTTACAGAAGACTATCAAACTCCAGTAATGATACTCCATCAGGCAGGAAGAACTGCGGCAGCCAGTAAAAAACGAGACGAAAATGCAACTCCTGAATTAGAAGATGCATTTGGAGCTGATGCAATGACTCATCACTTAACTCGGCTTATAACGTTTACTCAAATAGAAAATGGAGTTAAAATAAAGGTTCCTAAAAACAGATATGGACAAAAGGGTCAAGAATTTATGGCTATATGGAACATTGATTACGGAATATTTAAGTCAATGAACCAGCAGAATATAAAAGATAATTTATTCTAAGGAAGTGATTCTATGATAGAAAAAGCAGTCAAAGATAAAAATGATAGAGCGTGTAATTCCTATAGAGGTATTATTGATGTTCGGTCGATTAAGATTGGGATAGATACAGGCTTTATGACAAGTATAGCTTTATGCAAGGCTTGCAGAATCTTGATACACAAGCGATTACATAAGGAGGATTTGGATAATGTTAACGCTTGATGGAGTAGTTATACTTGCTGACGTAGAAAATATAGTTGAGGATCTTAGAACGGATCTACATGCTAATGGAGTTTTAAAATTAGCTGATACCAAACATAGTAATAACGATATCATGGTTACGTGTCCTCATCATAATAATGGACAAGAAAGCAAGCCGTCGTGCGGAATAACCTTAGTAGATAAAATTAGAAATGGAAAGCAGTATCCAGCGGGTACTGCTCACTGTTTTACATGTGGATACACGGCCGACTTGTTTGAGTTTACTTCGTATTGTTGGGGTACTAATGATAGGTCATTTGGTAAACGATATATACTACGAAAATATAATACTATGGATGTTGCTTCTAGGCCTGAAATTCCATTAAATTATAAGCGTGAGCGACTTGGAAGCTCCCCTTATAAATACCTAGACGAAGCAGAGTTAGATCATTATCGTTTTACTAGCGATTATCTATATTCTCGTAAGTTTACTGACGACACTATACTTTTTTATGAGTACGGATTGGATACTTGGAATAATGCTATAACTATGCCAGTGCGTGACCACAAAGGAGGGCTAGTGTTTATTAAAAAACGATATATAAATCCACCGCCCGGCATGGACAAATATATGAATGAAAGTGGAATTCCTAAACAACATTTGCTATATGGATTTCATCAAGTTCTTCAACTAATACAAGCAATAAATAATGGAACATGTACTAATAATAAACTTAAAGAAAATTATTTACGATACGGTTTATTTTTAACTGAGGGGGAATTTAATGCAAGCTATTTATTTCAGAATGGCTATCCGGCAGTCAGTTTATTAGGAAGAATATTATTCGAAGACAAATCTAAGAAGCGAGTATTACAAAAAGAATTACTTCTTAGATATGGAATACGAGATTTAGTTGCTTGGATGGATAACGATGATGCGGGAAAGGAAGCTGTACAAACTATATACCAACAAACTTATAAAGATTTTAGAGTACTTGTTCCAAATTATGCTCAATTTCCACATCTGAACGACGCTAATAATTTTACTTCGGAAGAGCTTGATAGGCAACAATTTATAAATATGTGATGTCAAATTAAGATCTATTCAAGGCGTTCAATATATGCCATTTGTGTTATTGCAAAATTTGCGAAAACCTTGTATAATTATAAGTAATAAGTGTTAAAAAACAACACTTTTTTACAAAATAATACACAACTATTATTTACATTTATTGGAAATTCGACATGTAAATATTTTACATTCGACATGTAAATATTTTACATTCGACTTTATTTCAGTAAAAAACTGTAAACTATGTGAAAGGAGGGTAGATGGTGTGACGTCGCATACATATACGTATTAAACCTAAACACTAAAAACTAAAATTTGGAGGATGATTAATAATGGATGCAGTTTATTTTATTCATGACACAAGATTTGACAAACTTAGATTACAGGATTGTGTATTACAGTACAAGCATAGTGGTAACGAATTTTTATTAAGAGCTATCTTATACAAGCTTAAGGGTACAATAAATTATTTCTTGTACTATAAAACAGATTATCCAGATAAACATGAATTACTCGAGTTATTTGAAGATAAATTAATTGACGCTATAAATTCATACGAACCTAATAGCACAGCTGGGTTTATTACATATTACAATAAGTGTTTATCTAACGCATTAATTAATCATGTAAAATATAAAAAACAGCATCTTAGTTTGGATGCTGAATATAACAACGATAATAGTTTTGGAGAGTCTGCTACTTTAGGTGGTATGCTAGAGGATAAAAGAAATCATGATGTGGTTAATTCTGAAGTATCTATATTGTTAGAGTCCTTAAAAGATACTCTTGATGATAACGAATATCGCGTATGCAAAGTTATACTACAGGAAAATCATAACTTAACTCAAGCTGAAATAGCTAATGAGATAGGGCTTACTGTTCCAGCAATACGGGGAATTTTTAGCAGATTAGAGAAACGTTTTAAACAATATGGTATTTGTAAAAATAATTTTTAATTCGCTTTAAAAATTCACTCGCAAACTTGTATATATAAATGTAAATAAACACTAAAAAATAAAGAGTAAAGGCAGGTAATTTAAATGGCAAGAATAACAGGAATTGACAGCATTAAAGAGGTAATGGACAAATACGCAAGTTCTAGTGCTGACTTCTTTATACTAAAAGAGGATGGAGAACAGGCTAGAGTTAGATTTAATCATAAGGATGATAAGGACTTAGATATCTATGTAGTTCATAAAGTATTACTTGGTGGGAAAGATAGATATATTGAATGCTTAGGATCCGAAAATAAACCGTGTCCGTTCTGCCAAGCAGGACTAAAACCAAATGTTAGAATATTCATATCGTTGTCAGATCTTAGAGATGGAAAAAATAAATTATGGGATAGAGGAAAGAATGAAATATCTAATATAGTTGGATTAGTTACTAGATACGGAGCTTTAGATGGAAGAGAGTACGATATTGTACGACACGGTAAAAAGGGAGACACTAATACTACTTATCAGATGTTTCCACTAGATCCAACTCCAAATAGTCTTCCAGAAAGAGAGCCAATTTGTGGGCCGGATAAGTTTATTCTTCAAAAAACTGAGGAAGAAATGAAAAAGCTATTAAACGAAATAGGAACTCCAGGAAGTGGGTCAGGAAGTGGATCAGGAAACTATCAAGCACAAAATAAGTCAGCTGGTGGTAGGATGTTTTAATTAATACAAATAAAAGGATGAGCAAGTTTGCTCATTCTTTTTGATTAAGGAGGAATTTATCATATGTCCGGAGTAAGACAAGGAGATTTATTTTCAATGTTACCAAAAAGACCTACATCAAGTAGTTCTTCAGTAACTAATGCAGTTCAGCAGGCAGTAAAAAAGGTAGCTTCAGCTAACAAATATGTACCTTCAATCGTGTTGCCGCAATATAGCGAGCTTAGACAAAGAGTATTACTATTACAGCAACTCGTAAAACAAGGAAAGTTACCGCCAGATCCTAATATCTACAGCGTGCATGATAAGGATACTTTATGGAAAGTGGTTAAAAATATTAAACACGAAAAATTATGTATCTGGGATACAGAAACGGATTCGCTTGATCCAGATACTGCAAAATTTGTAGGCATGAGTTTTAAAGATCCAGTAGAAGATAAGGATATTTATGTGCCGTCTTTGCATTGTGACACTCAAAAAAATATATTAGAGGGACAGTTGTCATACGAGGACATAAAAGATGTTATAGGAGATATGATGCTAGATCCCACTATAAGAAAAGTTGGACATAACTTACCGTACGATAATAGAGTAATAGATAATAATTTTGGATTCCAGCCTAGAGGCGCTTATTGGGATACTTTATTGTTTATGAACGCTATTGACGAAAATCATAAAAATAATAAGTTAAAGCATTTATTCCGAGAATTCGTATTAGGGGAAACTGGTCCAGACACTGATACGTTTGAAGCATTGTTTGAGCATTTATTATTCTGTTTCGTTCCAATCGATATAGCTACTATATACGCGGGTGGAGATACAAAGAAAACAGACGCTGTATTTAACTGGCAGAAAAAACAATTGTCCGGCGCCGAATACAAAAAAATGCTAGACCAATACATCAACGTAGAAGTAAAACAACAGGAAGTAGTAACTGCTATGGAACAGCGAGGAATGAGATTAGATTTAAACTTTGCAAAAAAACTAAATATTGAATACAACATGTTGTTAGAGGATATAAAGCAAAGATTAGACACTCATTTTTACAACAAGTTTGGATTAATGAACATAAACTATTCTTCTTCAGACCAAATGGCTGTCATTATTTACGATAAAATGAAATGCGAGCCAGTCGATAAGAAAAAGCCAAGAGGAACTGGTGAAGAAATTGTTGAAAAATTAGTATCTAAAAATCCAAATAATATTATACTTAAAGACCTAGTCTTATACAGAGGGACTACAAAACTATTGGATACTTACATTGATGCGCTTCCAAAAAGATTGTCTCCTCGAGATGGGAAGATACATGGACGCTTTAAGAGTCATGGAGCTAGAACTGGAAGGTATTCTTCTTCAGAGCCTAACTTACAGAATATTCCCTCACATTATAACGAAGTTACTAATAAGGATGATTCTCGTATTAGGCAATTGTTCATGCCAAGCGAGGGGCATGTATTACTTAGCTCTGACTATAGCCAAATAGAACCTAGAATTCTAGCTTACAGAAGTGGTGATACTTTTATGATAAACGCATACAAATCTGGAAAAGACTTGTATGCTTTAATGGCAAGTGGTGTTTACAAAGTTCCTTACGAGCATTGTTTAGAATCCTATGTTGAAGGCGACTTAAAAATAGGAAAGATACGAAGAAGTAGCATGAAGGAAGTTTTGCTTGGAATTATGTACGGAAGACAGCCTAAATCGATTGGAGAAAAATTGCATATATCCGCGAAAGAAGCTGAAAGACTTGTACAACAATTCTTTGAAGCATATCCTAGTATTAAAAAATACATCGACGATAC